GAAATAAAAAGAAAATGGAACTTGATGCAGATAAATCACAAAAGGAAAAAACCCTTCGTGCATTGTCTGGTAAACTCACAGAATGTCCATCTTGTAAAAGACCTTTCGATGATCATAACTCTGATGAAATAGAAAACGAAAAAAAGGGTTTAAAAGATAGTATAAATGAACTATCAGTTCAAATCGAAAAGTTCTCCAAAGCTATTAATAAAGTTAACTCTGATGTTTCTGAAATAAAAACTAAAGTTCGTGAAATAACAAAAGATGTTCAAAATCTTCAAAACGATCAACAGAAGTTTCTTAAAAGCGAGATGGAAATAAACAATCTGCTTCAACAACTAGAAACTGTTCAAAACAGTGAAAATCCTTTTGGAGAGAAAATTCAAAAAGCTAAAGAAAGACTCGATAAATGTAAAGATCAGTTAGATGTTTTTATCAAAGAATCTAAACTTGCTAACATTGTTAAAGAAGGTGCATCACCAACAGGAATTAAAGCCCTTGTTATAAAGAAAGTTATTAACCAATTAAACAATCGTATCAACCATTATCTTGTTCGTTTACATTCACCTTTTCGTATTTACTTTGATGAATTTTTTGAAGAGAATTTTAAAAGTGTAAATGGTGAAGAATATTGTTATGGTAGTTTGAGTGGAGGAGAAGCGAAGCGTGTAGATTTTGCTATGCTTTTTGCATTTCGTGATATTCGTCGATTACAAAGCAATGTTCATATCAACCTAACAGTTATGGATGAACTTTTCGACAGTGCATTAGATAGCACAGGAATGAATGACATTATGGAACTTTTAAAAGAGAGTAAAGACGAATGTTTTATGGTGGTTACGCACAGACCAGATAATATCGACAATTATGGTTGTAGCATTATAGATCTAATCAAAGAAAACGGAGTTACGCTCTTGAATAACTCATAAGGTAGTTTTAAATATCTGAAATGCCTACAATCGTTTCAAATAATGAAGTTAAAAAAGTTCCTAATGTAAAACCATTAAATAATGGTCCGTCTAATAAGGCTGAATTTTCTAATATAATATTTCCTTTTAGAAATACATTTGGTCCTAAAATTTTTGGAGAATTGTCTCAAAAATTATCTCACTACTCTCCAAATAATAATGGTATAAAAATTCCAGTGCCAGGAGAAGGTTTGCCTAGAGTTATTCATTATTGTGCAGACCAAAGTGGTTGTGCTTTCTGGCGAATGATTTGGCCAGGAGATGAGCTTCTTGCCAACAATAAGGCAGTAATCATGACTCTTTATCAAATGGTTACAATAGGTCAATTTTACGGAGGTATTGATGCAGTTCGTTTACAACGTCAATGCACAGAACCTCAACTTGAGTTTATCAAGTTCTTACGTTCTATTTCAGATCAATTGAAAAAAGAAACAGGAAAAGGTTTTCGTATTATTTGGGAAGTGGATGATATTGTTTGCCCTGCGGTTGATATTCCAGACTATAATGTTTGTAAAACTGCATTTGAAGGCGACACAGTTCATAACAATGTTAAGGAAATGATGAAGTATGTTGACGAGGTTACTGTTGTTTCTGAGCATATGCGTCAGCACTACAAGAAACATTTAGGGTTTGATAAAATTACTGTTATTCCAAACTATGCACCGAAAAGTTGGATTGATCGTGGATTTGATGAAAAATCTATTCTTAAAAAATATCGTCGTAAAGGAAAGCCTCGCGTGCTTTATGCAGGAAGCGGAACACACTTTGATGTATCAAACAAGGTTAATCAAAAAGATGACTTTGGACATGTGGTTGATAAAATTATACAAGATATTACAATTCATAAAAAGTATGAATGGGTTTTCTTTGGAGCACTACCACTTAAACTAAGACAGTTTATTGGTAAAGGTATTGAGTTTCATCAGTGGACTTCTATTCTTGATTATCCACAAAAACTTCAAGAACTTGATGTGGACTTAACAATTGCACCTCTTCAAGATAATGTATTCTCTCGTTCAAAGGCTAACATCAAATTAACAGAAGCAGGAGTTCAAGGAATTCCTTGTATTGCACAAAATATCGACTGTTATAATTCAGATGGTTGGAAACTTCTTTTTGATAATGCAGATGAACTGTTCCGTAAGATTGATCAAGTTTTAAAAACCGAAAATTCATATATAGCAGAGTGTCGCTTTGCTCGACAATATTCAGAAAAGTTTTTCTTACAAAATCATCTTGATCAATATGTTCTTTTATATACAACAGAATATGGTGATGAAAAAAGAAAAGAGTGTGAATCTTTTCTATACAATAACAAAGAGCAATTCTTATAATAAAAATCCCAGTTTAAAAACTGGGCTTTTTTCTTGCAATCGTAAGGCAGAGTGATATAGTATTGGTGTATGCTAAGAAACATTTATTACGACAAGAAGAAATCAACAATTCATCACTGGTTATACGAAGATAACGGTGAGCCTCTTCATAGAAAGATTCATTTCAAACCATACATTTATGTAAAAGCTGTTGATAAAAAAAGAGTTCATGGATTTGGTATTGATGGTGAGGAATTAACTAAAATGGAATTTTCTTCCGAATGGGATAGAAATGACTTTCTTAAAACTTATAGGGGTCAAGTATATTTCAATCTTCCTGCAACACAGCAATATCTGTTAGAAAACTACTATACAAAAGATATTCAAGAACTTACAAGCTTTCCATTAAGAACGTTCTACTATGACATTGAGGTTGTAGCAGATGAGTTTCCTGATCCAAAAGATGCGAAGTTTCCTTTAACATCTATTACAATTTACGATAGCTTCTCAAAAAAATATTATGTATGGGGCGTTAAACCATATGACAGTTATTCTTGTAAAGATCATTTAAAAGATATTGAACCAGAAGAAATTCGATACAGTTATTGTCCGACAGAAAAAGAATTACTTTCACAGTTCTTAAAGTTCTGGAGAAAAAACTTTCCTGATCTTGTTGTAGGATATAACTCTTATTCTTTCGACTTACCATACATTGTTCATCGTATTGAAAAAATTTTTGGTGAAGGTGAATCAGCTAAACTATCTCCTATTGGCAATATTTATGGTCATGAGAAGGAAAACAAATTTGCACAAACATACACCGAATATACTATTGCAGGAGTTTCACACTTAGATTATCTGGTTCTTTACAAGACGTTTACTCCTGGCGAAAGAGAGAGTGATTCGTTAGGTTTTGTTTGCAAAGAAGAACTTGGTGTAGGAAAGCTTGATTATGGCGATACATCTCTTAAAGACTTGTCTGAAAGTGATTGGAATCGTTTTATTAATTATAACATTTGGGACGTTAAGATTATGGTTCTTCTTGAAGAAAAAAAGAAGTATTTGAGTATTGCTGTATTCTCTGCATTTAGTGGTTTTTGCAACATTGACAAAGCTCTTGGTAAAGTTGCAATTATTGAAGGTATTGTTGCAAAGCAAGGATTACTAAAAAACCAATTTATTACAACACAAGATAACGGTGAACACCAAAAGATTCCCGGTGGTTATGTTAAGAATCCTGAAATTGGAATGTATGAGAATGTTATAGTTATGGATTTAAATTCGCTTTATCCTAACACTATTATTACTTTGAATATTTCACCAGAAACAAAGGTTGGTCGAATTGAAAACGAGGACGATAAGATTGTTGCAGTTTATCTTTATAAGAAAAAACAAATGGTTGATATTCCAAAAGAACGTTTTAAGGAAATTTTAAAAAGTAAAAATTGGTGTGTTAGTGCAGCAGGAATTATTTTTGATCAAAACAAAAAAGGTCTTTGTGCAGAGTTTGCAGATGATTTATATAAGAAGCGTAAATTTGTAAAAAATAAGATGCTTGCTATTGAAACTAAATTATCTGATATGGATAAAAGTAGTTCTGAATATATTTCACAAAAACGACTAGCAGATCAATTAGATACAGAGCAATATCTCTACAAGATTTTATTAAATTCTACATATGGAGTTCTTGCTAATCGTTTCTTTGCTCTTTATGATTTAGATTGTGCAAAAAGTATTACACTTACAGGTCAAGCACTTATTCGTCAAAGTGAAAAAATAGCAAACGAATATATGCGGAAAGAATGGAATCTCTCTGAGAAAGATCGTGTTGTTGCAGAAGATACAGATTCTGCAATTCTTTCGATTGATGACATTCTTAAAACTATGAATGCAACAATCGTAGATGACAATGGAGACTTGACTAAAGAATTTATTGAAATCGAAAATAAGATTTCTGAAAATCTAAATAAAGGAGTTGTTCAATGGGCAATAGAAACACTTAATACAACTGACTGTCGATTTGAATTTAAGCGTGAAAGTGCATGTCCTAAAGCAATTTGGGTTGCAAAAAAACATTATGTTATGCACATTCGAAATTCAGAAGGTGTAAAAATGGACAAGTTAAAATATAAAGGATTGTCTGTTGTTAAAAGCACTTATTCTGATAGTACAAAAGATATTACAAAGAATATCGTAAAAGGTATTTTTACTGCGGTAGATAAAAAGAAAGCTGATGAAACATTTTTCAAGTCTTATGAAAAGTTTTTTGAGCTACCTACAAAAGACGTTTCTGTACGTTCGTCTATTAAAGTATTAAACCAATATAAGAACGGTGGAGGCTTTAATACTGCAAAAGGATGCCCTGCACATGTAAAATATGCGATTTATTATAACGAATTGCTGAAAATACTTAATCTCTCTAATAAATATCCATTGATTACAGAAGGTTCGAAAATTAAATTAGTTGCGGTAGCACAAAACAAATATGGCATTGCAGGCATTGCATATCTTGATGAATTACCAATCGAGTTTGGTTTAGTTCCTGATAAAATTAAAATGTTTGAAAAATGTGTTGTGAAATGTCTCACTCCGATTTTTGATGCATTAAAATGGAATGTACCAGACCCTAAAAAACAACATGAAATTTCGTTGGAAGACCTTTTTGGATAAAACTAAAAGGTTTTATAACATCATATTTAATCAAAGAGCTATAGAGGAAATACGAAAAGATTATTTCGGTGGTCTTTGGATTTCTAAAGAAGAATTAGTTCGTTTACTAGAATACGAAGAGAAACAATTTATACAGAATTATTCAAATCTTCAAAGAGAATATAATGATATGTTGTCATATTTTAATATGAATGCATTATCAAATTATACACTTTTAGAAAGAAAATATCAAGGAACTTTAAAAAAGTAAGATTTTCTCTTGAAATCCTTGAGTTATTTCAGTTAATACTTTCATGGAAGAAAAAGTAATAGGTATCCTTAAAAATGTCAGTGAACTAATTGTTGCTACTCTTGTCGAAGAAACCGACAGTGTAATAAAAGTCAAAAATCCTGCCTTTTTAGGCATTAGTGGTCAAAATAATCAAATCAATATCAATTTCATTCCTCTTGAAATGTTGAGTCTTCAGCCTAGCGTTAATGTTAGGAATCTACTCGCAAATCAAACGGAAGAATTAATTTACACTTTTGATAAAAATTCAGTGCTTCATAGCGGTTTGGATCTTGCTCAAAATGTAATTGATAATTATAAAAATTTAACAAATGGTAAAAGCGATGCACCGTCTCAAACACCAGTTAGTAACAAAAGTGCAGAAGATAACATTATAAAACTATTTTAATATATGAGTGAAGATAAACAAAAATCAGAATCAAAAATTTTAGAATATAATCTTTTTACATCAATTGTTGGAAATTATAATGGTTTTCCAGTTCAATTTTGCCTAAAGGAATTTTTAGGTTGGGATGATTCTAAGATTAAAACTTTTTTGAAAGAATATAAAAAATCAAAAAAAGCAAGAGATAAAGAATACCTTAGAAGTTCAATATCTTGCACAGCATCTAATTGTTGTGGCAGTGATTCAGTAACCCAAGGTTAATTTTTTGTAAAAGAGTGTATTTAAAAACGAGAAGGAAAGTTCCTTCTCGTTTTTTTTTTTCTTGAAAAAGGCATACAAGTATGGTATATTGTAATGTATGTCAGACTTACTTAAAAAACTCAGAAAAAATACAATCCTAAAACCAGAAACATTAAAGAATAGCAGATATTTTACAGACGAAAAGTTTATCAGAACAAATGTTCCTCTTTTAAATCTTGCATTATCAGGTAAATTAGATGGTGGATTACCTAAAGGTATTGTTCAAATTGCTGCACCACCAAAGCACTTTAAAACTAATTTCATGATTGAAATTATGAAAGGCTTTCAAAAAGAAAATGAAGGACATGACTATATTATAGTTCTTTATGATAGTGAGCTTGGAAGTACACCAGCTTATTTTGAAAAGGCAGGGGTAGATACAGAACGTATTGATCATCGTCCAATTCGCTCTGTTGAAGATTTAAAAGCAGACGTTGCAAATCTTATGGAAGATATTTCCGAAGGTGATCGAGTATTGATTTGTGTTGACTCTATTGGTATGCTTCGTTCTTTAAAAGAAACCGAAGATGCAAAAGACAACAAACAAGTTGCTGATATGACAAGAGCAAAACAGCTTAAATCATTTTTCCGTATTATTACAGGAGAAGCAGCAATTAAGCAGATTCCGATGATTATTGTAAATCACTCTTATCAAACACAAGAAATGTATTCGAAAGAAGTTGCAGCAGGTGGACGAGGCGCACAATATGCAGCACATACTCTTCTCTTTATTACAAAAGCACAAGAGAAAGAAAAGATAGAAGGTAAAGACTCTCTTGCAGGCTTTCAATTTACCCTTGTGGCTGGATTGTCGCGATACGTGCGTGAGAACGCTAAATTCCCTGTTTCTGTGCGATTTGGAGAGGGTGTAGATCGTTACTCTGGCATCTTTGATCTTGCAGTTGAACTAAACTTTATTGACAATCCTAAACAGGGTTGGTACACGATTAAAGGTGAAGAAAAACAACGTCGTCGTGCAGACATTGAAGAAGATGATGAACTTATGGAATCGTTTATAAGCAATAAAGATTTTTGCAGTGCAGTAGAAAAGAAATATACTCTCTAGTAAATAGAGACATGATTGAAGCAGTTATTAAATCAAGCGGAACTATTATAGGTAAACCTGTAATTAACAGAGTTATCATCGAAAATGAAGGTGATGTAGCTGTTCGTCGTAAAGATGATGAAACAGGTAAGATTGAACAGTTTACTATTGGTGAACTGTTCAATTCTTATAATAAGAAATCATCATATCGTAAAAATGAACCAGATCCTTCTTTGTTTGAAGAATGGTTTAGCAACAAATTTTTAAAAGGAAGAAACTTGGAAAGTCGAGTTATAAGCATACAGTTTTATAAAACTTAACTATAACTTGACTTATCCTTTTAAATATAGGATAATCATACATGGCAAAAATAGACCTTGATTTTTTTGAGAAGATTATTATTCAACATTGTCTCAAAAAAGATTCCACATACATCGCAAGTATCATAGATTATCTTGATAAAGATTTATTTAAAGATAGTAACATTGCAGAGATTATTAACATTATTAAAAGTTTTTATATTGAGCGAAATTCTATTCCAACTTTAACTGAATTAAAATCAAGAGTAAATACTTTAACTTTAAAAGAATCACTTAAAAAAGTTGTTGGTTATATTCGTGAATTGGATTCTGAATACAATGAAAGTGAGTTGGTTAATAACACAGAATATTTTATTAAGCAAAGAAAATATTCTCTGCTTATGGAAAATGCTATTGATAACAAAGCATCTAATAAAGAGTTTAATCTTGAGGAGATTCAAAAAGAAAGCGAAAAGATTCACCAAATAACACTAATTGATAATTTCGGTTTAGACTATTTTGGAGAAAATGAAAGAGTTGTAAATTATCTACAACAAAAAGATAATTTTATATCCACAGGATACCGAACATTAGATGAAGCTTTTGGTGGAGGCTTTCAAAAAGAAGGCAAATCAATTTATGATATTGGTGGTGAAACTAATGTTGGTAAAAGTATCTTTTTAGCAAACATTGCATTAAATGTAATTTTACAAAATAAGAACGTTGTTATCATCTCGCCAGAAATGAGCGAAATGAGATATGCAAAACGTATATCTGGTATGTTAACTGGAATTGCAATTAGTTTGCTTGGAGATAATATAGAAAAATATAAAAAGGATATTGAGAATTTTAAAAACAAGTATTCTTCAAAATTTATTATTAAAGAGGTTCCTACAAAAGGTGTTTCTGCAAAAAATATTTATGCGTATCTTAAAAAACTAAGTGATAAAAAAGGCATTAAACCTGAGTTACTTTGTATTGATGGACATGCACTTCTTAAACCATCGGTAACACAAAATTCCAAACATGCAGAATTACAATTTATTGTTCAAGAATGTCGAGGTATTTCATATCAAATTGAAGCACCGATTTTAACTGTTGCACAACTTAATCGTAGTAGTCATAAAGCGAATAATCCTGGCTTGGATAATATGGCAGGTTCTTGGGATCAACTAGCTGATTTTGATGCACATGTAAACATTTGGCAAACTGATGAAGATCGTGAGGCAAGCATTATCAGATTTGGCGGAAAGAAAGTTAGAGACGGTTCTAAAGGCGGAGAAGGATACCTTAGCATAGATTATGACACTTTACGACTTTTTGAAGAAGGAGAAATACCTGATTCAAAAGATTTATCTAATAAACTAGACCTTTCTAGTATTTTAGACTTTGATTCTTTAATGAATGCGCATTAAATAAATTAATGTTCAATGAAGATTTTATTTCACCGTGCGCTAATACTCAAATTATAAACCAAGAACTCGAAGAGTTAATAAACAAATTCGGTAGTCTAATAACTCTTATTACAAACAAACCAGTTTCTTGTGTTACTATGTTTATTATAATACAGAAAAATCCTGAACTTAAAAAATTTATTGTTGAACTGTCTGAAACATCGTGGTATTCTATAGTTGAGAATATGGCACATCGCTATCCTGTACTTAACAAATCTAAAAAAATTAAAAATGAGTTTAACGGAAAATCAAAAACAAATTTACAATCTTTATCTAAGAGCATTTAGAATTAATAATAATCAACCTTTCCGAGCAAAAAAAGACTTTTCTGATATAGAAAAAGATGTTGAAAAATTAACAAGTCTATCAAAAATAGAAAAGGTATTTCAAAGATACCCAGCGTTTTTTAACAAGACGTTTTTTGATGCACCTTATAAAATATACAATGATGATAAAAAGTTTTTCTCATTAAAATTTTATGGTAGTCAAAAAGGAATCTCTACATGTATTGCATTTTACAAAACTCTTTTACAAAGTAATCCAGAAGAACAATTCGACTTTATAAAAGATTCTTATAAGTTTATTGCAAAATTTTGTGAAGATAAAAAGATTCCTCTTGAACGATATACAACACATTGTTCTGTTTCACAAAACGATTGTTTAATTCATTTAAAAGAACATAAAATTTCTTGGTATTCGGTTTTTGGAATTCCTAGTTTTTTTGAACTTTTAAACAATTTACCAAAAGATGAATTTGAACTTTATTATGGTTCTGATGTTGATTTAAACTATCTTTTAAACAAGTATCGGGGTAGTTTTAAAACACAGGAATATTCCTCAGAACTAAAGAAAAAAATCTCAGCATATTTACAGAAAAAACTTGCAGAGAACAAGAATTTGTAGTATAAGTATAAAGAACTGACAGCGATAGCATCAAATCAGTTGAATAAGAAAATTAAGAAAATTAAAATTATGTCATTAAACCTAGAAGATATTATTAACCAAGTTAAAGCAGTTGAAGAAACTAAGATTCAAAAAGAAAAGGGAGGCTATAAAGGCGACCCAAGACTCTTGAAGTTTAAGAAAAACAATACATACGTGATTCGTCTCCTTCCTTATATTAAGGATGTAAACAACACCTTTGTAAGTTATAAAGAAGTCGGCTTTAAAAGCAGAGTAGACGGTGCTTACATTTATGGCGGACGTTCTCCACAAGATGCAGGTATTAAAGAAGATCCGTTCAAAGCAACACAATGGGAACATTATTCAAAGGCTAAAGAAGCTGGCGATGAAGTTGAGCAAAAAGCATCATATAAGCTTCTTGCACAAAGAAAACAAATTGTTAATGCATACCTTGTTTCTGTAGAAGGCGACGACGCAGATGCAAAAGAAAAGATTGGCGAAGTTATTGCAATACCTTATCCTGCACAAATGGATCGTGAAGGTAATCCAATCAGCGACATTTACAAAAAGATTCACTCTGCAATCTTTGGTGATATGTCTAAAAAGATTGGTGCAAAAGCACTTGATCTTTCTGAAAAAGGTCGTTCCTTGATTATCAAAGTTACTGAAAAGGCTGGATACAACAACTATTCAGAAACTACATTTGATGATGCAGAAGACATCGGATTAAACGAAAGTCAGATTCGTGAAGTTCTTAATAAGGCTCATGACTTGACAGAATTTATTCCAGAAGTTAAAAGTAAGGAAGATATTCTTGCTATCTTGGATAAGCATTGGCACGGAACATCATCAACACCAGATGATGAGATGGAAGAAGAACCAGAGATTGAAACTCCTAAAAAGAAAATCAATCTAACAACTACTGCGGCAGATGATGAAATTCCTATGGGAAATTCTAAATCTGCTGAAGAAGATGACTTAGATTCACTTCTCGAAGACGTTTAATCTTTGATTATTTCAAAAGTGGCGGCTAAATAATGTTATGGAAGATAATAGAGACATAGCATTTTTAGCCGCTTCTTGCGATAGAGAAATGAGACAAACACTTGCAGGTAGTGGACTGCGATATAATAGAACTGATTTTCGTAAATTTTTACAAAACGAAGGTAATAGTGGTTACGTACAACAACCTGATTTTAATCAGCAACAAGCATATCATCAGCCGCAATATCAGCCGCAATATCAACAACAAGCTCCTGCACAGATGCAGTATAACAATGTTCCAGTAGAACCGAACATTCCTGCTGGTGTATTACCACCACCAAATGCGACATTTATTCCAATGCCAAATGGTTATAATACACAAACGCCACGGCAACAACCTTTAACAACAAATCTCGAATCTACAGGAGGATTTGAAATTCCAGATTACAATCGTGCTTCTAAAACATATTTGGAAGACGAAAAACAATTTCGTGATGCACTTATCACAGAAATTAAAGTTTTGAAAAATAATATCAAAGCTCAAAAAACTCAACTAAACAAGTTGACAAAAGCAGTAGAAACGCTTACTTTACTACTGTCAAAAGACACAACATTAGAACCCTCAACCGAAGAAGAAATTATAAATGATAATTCAGATCAATCCTAAAGAGTTTTTAAACGACTTTATTAATCCGATCAATGATTTGAATAGAGAAGGTAAGATTGCCTTATTTTGTGATGGCACAGAACTCTATTCAATATCAACAACAAAATCAAAAACTATTAATCTATATAATACATATAGCCCATTGAATGTAGAAGACTCTATTCAACGATGTAGTTTAAATATTCAAAAACTTACTAAAGGTTTAAGTTGTATAATGAAAGATGAAATGTTTGTATCATTAGATATTTCATTAGAAACGAATACATTAAATTTTTCTACAAAAGAAATTCGTTTCAATATTCGTCTTTTAGAAGACGCTCTAGTAGAAGTTCCTAAATTCAACATTGAAGTATTCAAACAATTTGCTATTCACCATGAAGTGAATATTAATTCAGACAAAGTTAATAATATTAAAAAAGCTTTGGAATTTTCAACAGAAACATCTAAGTTCTACATTGAACAAGAAGACGGAGACGTTTACTTTTACTTTGGTGAAAAGAACTCAACATCAAATCATACAGATGATATTAAAATTCATGTTGCAGAAGGTGTTTCAACAAAAGTTCCTAATAAGATTTATGATATTGATATTCTAAAACTTGTTTTGAAATTTAAAAACGATTTTTCGATTAAATTAAATGATAATGGTGTCATGTACATTGAAGTCGAAAACCCAAACAGTAACCTAAAATATATAACCGCTCCACTAATTAAATAACATGGACTATCACACATTCGCAGGAAAAGTAAAGAACTCTAATTGTTCTATAACAAGACTTGACCTAATCTATAATCAAACTGATTGCCGCTGTTGGTCTGCAATCATAAACCAAGGTAAAGAAAATATCATTGTAACATACAGTGTTAATCGTTCTGAATTTGGTTCTAAAGAATTCGACATACTATCTTCAAATCGTATCTTAACTGATATTGAACCAGATGATGTATGTGAAATTATTGAATACATGACTCAGAAACCTGTATTTACAGAATATCCAGAAGTAGCAGAACCCTTAACAGAAGAAACATTAACAGAAGAATCTTAATTTATGTCTAATAAAATATCAACAAAATCATACTGTATTAAGCGTTTACGTGATATGGGTTACACCGTAGATAAAATTGACGCTATTGAATACACACTAGAAGATGAACGTAAATGGTCTTTTATCATAGATAATGGAGGAATGAGTGTTTTTGTAACATGTTACAAAAATAACACAATTCATATCTATGACGGAGGAAGGTTTACAAATACTAATATGAAATTAGATACTGATAGTATCGAAGTTCTTTCGGAATACCTAAATTCGAGAGGTTTAATTCATAAACATCCGAGATACGGTCAATATTCTTAAACTTATTTAGGGGAACATTGTTCCCCTAAATTTTATTCCTTTTTTGTAAATACATATATGGACAATAACACCGATAATCCTTCAGAGTCCGATCTTAAAAAAATTGAAAAAGTTTTACAAGATATAAACAATAAAAAAACCCCAAAGGTTAGAAAAAAACCAAAGAAATTAACTGCTAAGGATAAAGAAAGACTAGGTGTTGCTATTGCAAACAGATTATCAGAACTTGTAGATAGTTATATTTTATTAGGTTATGATGTAAACGGCAACTCTTTAGTTCTTATAAATTCTCAAAGTGATTTAGAAAGTAGAGGAATATCTGATCTTTTAGAAGATTTTATGACATCAGGCGGTAGTGCTATGAATGTCTCTCTTGATGAAGATGAAGATGACGGTTCAGACGAAGATTTTTAATTAACAATTAGATTTAGCTAATTCATTTAGAGCCGATTTTATTTCAGCATATTTGCTTTCTAATTCGGCTTCTAATCTTTTTACCTGTTGCTGAATATATACATCAGTATATTTTTGGGTTCTAACACCTTCACCACTTGGTAAAGAATCACTTACAGATGATGTTTTATCCCAATCGGTTTTATCTATCTGTAAAGTTCCACAACCATTTCCGCCAAATTTATCGGTAACAGTGTATTGTGTTTTAGAGTTTTGAACAGGTTGTGAAAGAACAGGAGTTGGCCAATTATTTCTTGCACCAACCGCACGAACAGCATTATGCGGACTTGCACTACCTGAACCACCTGCTGAACCCACATTAGCTTGAACACTACTACTTTTTTCAAAGAGTTTCATTGGTGCATTTTTAAAATAATGATAATGTTTATCAACAACAGCAAAGTTTGGACTGTTTAAAGAATAAACACTTAAGCAGTGGTCATTACCATTAGTATCTTTACCAACAGCAAGACCGATAAGAGCACCTGGTAAAAGAGTTGCATATGTTGGACTCTTTGGTGCATCAGTTGTGCAATTCTGAGCATCCATTTCAATTTTAAATCCATTTGCACCAAAGCTACAAATACCAGGAGGCGGTGGTAAAACTATTGGTTCAAAGTTTTGATCGTATGTAAAGTCACTTTCAGTGATATGATACTCACAAGGAGCAGTAATATGTTGAAGTGATAATTCACCTTCAATGTGTGCGCCTCCACGAATAACCGCATTAAGACCAACATTTAAATTACCATCAATTAAAACTTGTTGTTCTTGTTCTGTAGTTCCACCAGTTTCTAATGTTCTTGAAAGTTTTTTTGGTCTTAAAGAAATTACACTACCAGTAATATCAACACGCTCACCATCAAATGCTAGTTCGCCTCTGCTACCAATCGAAACTTCTTCACCAACAATATTAACAACAGAACCGAATAAATTAAGAGGTCCACTAGTTTTAAAATCTATTCCATTTGAACCTACAGTTACAGTCCAACCGTCACAAACATTTAATTCATAAGAACCACCAGGAAACTTATCAACATCCACATTTTCAATAAGAGAAGTGTCGCGATATTGTGTATAAATTGTTGTTCCAAGCGGATCAATTTTTACACCGCAAGGCACAAGTTTACCGTGTGGATCTTTTCGGAAAGATTCAAAATCATTAAATACAAGACCAATATTTTGAATAAAATGTTTTGCAATTGTTTGAATAGAAGAACCACCATTAGGACATTTATTTTGTCCTAATTGTTTTTCGTATTCATATACTCTTTTTTGAATTTCTTCGCGTTTTGCAGCAATAGTTTTCTTTTGAGTTTCTGTGGTCCAAGAACCGTCTTGAGATGATGGTGACAGCATCTTGCCCCAACAGGTTAAACAAAGTCCTCCACCGCTTCCTGAGACGTTATTATAGCCTTCTTTACCATCTGTTACACTAATCACATCTCTACTATTCACTTTTCTTTTTGAAACTTTTGTAGTAGAAGAACTAACAAGCATTTTTGAAACATTGCTGTGGGATGTACACTTTGCAGGAATACCAGCTTTACTCTGAGAAGGTGCTTGATCTATTGAATTTTCTTTTTTTGTTCTTTTAACTTCAAAAAGTCTTTTAATATTATGAACTTCGCGATATGCATCTTTAATATTTTGCATTGGTTCTTGCCAACGTGCTACATCACCAACAGTATCAATAACATCTCCAAGAACAACACGTTGAGAATTTTCGTCAACAAGCTCTGTTTTTGAACCGTTTATTGTTAGTAGAGAATCTCCTAAAATATGTTCTCTACTATCGCGTGTAATAGATTCATCTTTACCAAATTTATCAAATTTTAAATGAGAACCACTTTTATGAGTAACTGTTACACTCTCTTCATCTTTTGTGTTTAAAAATTCAAGGTTTCCTGCGGGTTGGTTTAAAACAACTTTATCTTTACAAATCTCATCAGCTTGGTTTGGATCGTTACTGTATTTACCTGGGTAATGCATATAGATTATTTAATTATGCAGACTCGAAAATTCCTCTATAATCTGCTTTTGCAGCAAAAGAACCAAGAATAATAGGATAATTCAAATCTCCATTTTCAAAATAAATCCATACATGAGCACCAACACCGGGTATAGAAACCATTCCTTTAAAGTCGTTATTATAATCTGGAGAACGCATTGGTCCACGATGCATTTGAGAAACATCACCAATTACGTTTGCACCTTTTGTTTTATTAGGATCATTTGACGGTATACGACAACGATTAACCGTTGCTCTTGATTCGTTATTTGCGCCACCAAGATGCATATCTTTTCTTTGATTTGTTGGTAATAATTTCGAGGAAACATTGTTAAATATTTCGCCTCCCCCGCCCCCGCGAGAAATCATTGTTTGACCATTTGTAACAGGACTGCGAGGCATAATAGGTGCGCCTGAATTAGCTGTAAATGCCTTTTTTAACAGTGCTAACAGTGCAGTTATTTTATTCAAATCAAAAGGTTTTTTATTATGTTTAACATTTATCGAATTAATATTTTTTCGATTTGTTTTTACTTTAATAGAACCATCTTGAAAAATTATCTCATTATCATTAAATGAAGAAACTCTAAAATTACTAGGTAAACTTTTTTGTTCATTAATAATTAATCCAACAGGCAAATCAGTATAAGAAGATGTTGGTTCTTCGTCAGAGTCTTCAAACAATATAGGAGGTGAAAAGGTTAACATTCCAGTAGTGTCTATAGGAGTAAAACATTCTCTGTTATAAAGAGGATTATCTTCTGAAATAGGCTGATCATTTACTAGTATTATTGGATTTGTTATAGAAATATCAATTCCAATAATAGATCGGTTTTCGTTTGGTAAAGGAGGATCTAAATCTATAGTCTGCTCTATAAATTCTCTTGGAATCTCATTAATTACTTCATCAAGGTCTGTGTTTGTTGGTCTAAGATTACTTTTAATCTTTTTATCTTTATCACATTTATCTGGAAGACAAAATGGTAAACCATTAATAGGAAAATTTAAATCTAAGGTTGTTCTTGGTTCTTGACCATAATTTGGAAGAGGTGACTTTTCTGGTCTATTTTTACTCTGCTGTTTATCTTGATCAAATGCAGCAGTTGTTTTATTACTCTCTTGTGATAGATAGTCTGAATCATTTCCAATATAAAAAGAATCTGATGGTGCATTATAAAACCCAGGACTACTCATTCCTATAACAGGAAGCATAACTTCGGCCCATAAAAGTCTTTCTTTTTGACTATTTAAAACTTCAGGTTTTAGTGAAGAACCTGTATTTCCTCCCATAACCTTAAAGAATTTATCTTCTTCTTTGGATTGATTCCAATTTTTAGATTGATTTAAGTTAATGCCGGGAATATAAACTTTTACACGACCACTTTGTTGCGGGTCATTATTTTGCACTACTATTCCTCTATATAATCCTTGTTGATTCATATTAGTCAAATTCGTTTTTACATTCAGGCTTTGTGCCTACTACTTTATCGTTTGTTGGGTCTGTATTTTCAGTTGGTTCGCTAGTATCACTCATTGGTCGTCCTGTCATATCAACTATATATGTTACAGGTTCGCCGTTTGGTCCTTCGTTCATTGTTATTTCAAAGCCTTCAACTTCGTATTTTGCAAGCTCTTGAATACAGAAAAATTTATTTATAAGACGAAGCGTGTCGCCTGCAAGAGATAAGGTTGCTGCCATTGCACCTTCTAGTGCATCAACGTTTCTTTGGCCGTTAAAAACGTCCATTGTATAATTATGACCATGTGATATAGGAGCTTCATTAGAGTAACCAGTATGCATAAAAGACATGTTATTTCCTTTTGGCATTGCTCTTAAAAATAAAGTATTTAATAGATTACTAGAAGTGTCCATTAAATTAAAAATAGAATTTGCTATTTTTAATTGTGTGTTTTTATTCATTCTTGAATTTGTATCTAAACAGTTTACACCATTTTGGTCTGGCCATTTCATAGGATCAACAGACGTTTTATTTTGTGCTATGCTTGCAAAAGAACCAACATCTTCACTTGTTTGTTGAAAGTAAGGATATGTATCAATGTTATTTTGTATATAAGCATTAATCGCAGGATGCATCTTTTGTGATTGATTTAAAAACTCACGTAATAATGGCGTTGGCATAATTGCACAAGTTTGTGGATTAGATTTACCAACTGCTGATTTTGGCATTTGTCGAACAGCACTGTTTACAGCTTTTGCACTATACAAGTTTTCCGATGTTTGATTTTTTGATTTTCCCCCATTACCAAGTTTTCCGCCAACAAAAGAAGAGAACTTAGTTAATTCTGTTGAACTACCTGTCCACGGACCATGATATTCTGCAATCATTTGAACTGCACGATCAAGAGGTTTTTCTGATGTTTCTAAAGAATTTCTTAAATCATCAAATATTGTTCCGTTTTTTCTTTTTCCTGTGGGAGAAGAATAAAGAGATTTACGAAAATTTTCGGTTACAACTTGAGACATATGTAGTATTTACTAATAGGAATCCTTCTTATTTTATAATAAGAACATCATCAGATTCAAATTTTGTAATTTCTTGATATGTATGTGCCTTAACACCAATAATTTCTGTTGAATAATTACGTGTTTTATTATTGAATACATGAATAACATTTGTTACAAAATACTGACCTTCTAATTTATGGTCATATTCTTTATCATTTAAATTTTGTTTAGATAATCCGAAAAATCTTCCTGTTTGACGAAGAGTTAACCCTCTAGTGCTAAAAGTTATTGCTAAATTTGAAAATAAATAATAATTTAATAATTTATTACGACCTTCTGATAAACGAGTAACTTCATCTTTTGCAACAGTAACAATAGTGCGTGTATTAAGTGTGTCTTTTATAAAAGGTGTAAACACCAGACGATCCTCATTTTCTTTTGTAAGCACATTATTTCTAATAGATTTTTTAAAATAATCTTTATATTGTTCAGCAGAGTGTTTTTTATTCTCTTCACAAAATTGACCGCATGAAGAATTATAAGATACTACACGATAATTTGTTAGATTTTTAGAATAATCCTTTCCACTTAAATCAACAAGACGATAGTTATAAATAATATTATACTCGTCTGCTTTGATTTCATCTTTAGATTCTGCGCTTCCGAGTGGTGATTTTAAAAGAGGAGGAGTTTTTTCTTTATCAGAGTTTTCTTTTAAGAAAAAGTGTTCAATTTGATATTCCTTTGGAGTGTTTTGCTCTTTACCAGCTTTTTCAAAATATTTTGAAATTGGTTTTAAAGAAAACTGTTTTGGAGTCATGGTTTTTTCTGCACGCTCAAATTTAAAAATACAAGGTTCATTATTATATACATCAGATGCTGTTGTATATCGTAACATATAATCCAAGTTATCTATAAATTTCGCATTTACAGGAGAAGAATAATTCATTGTATTAAGCTCACTTCCAGAGTCCCACTCTTCTTTATCATTTGTAAATTTAGAGTATTTTTGAAAATCAGGATCTTTTCTTAATAATTCTGCAATTGCTTCTGAGCAAATTAAAGAACGTTCAGTATTATCAATTTGTGATATATTAGTTTTGTTTGAATTTTTACCAACAGTTGATGTAGAGAAATCAGAATCTTTTTCAGTCATCATTTGATAAACTTTTTCCCAAAAAAAGAGTTTTTTCTTTTTGTCTGTTATGTTATCACTAGATAAATCCTCTACATCAAACACAACTGCTTCGATTTCTAATAACCATTTTTTATCATCAAAAGTATATTCTGGTAAACCTTTTTTGTTAACAGATTTTGGTTTTATAGAAATAAACAAAGTGTCTCTGCCATCATTTCGAAATTTATATATTAAATTTTCTTTTTTAGCTTTTACAGATTTAATAGTTTCTTCACTTTCTTTTTCAAGAGATTCGTATGGACTGTTTATAACTATGCTACCTTTTATTTTCCAATCAAAAATATCTTCTTCTAGAATTAAAGAATCCCATGCGACATTGTTTAAATAAACGTCGTTAACTCCATTATAGAGTCTAACTACACAATCATAATCTTGTCCATTAAAAGAAAAATTACTATTATCTGATGTATTCATTAAGAATTATTTATCTGAGATACTATCTGTGTGACAACTGATGTGTTTAATATTTTAACTCTTGTGCCTTCTTTTAAGTCAAAAGGATTTTTAATATTATTACCAATTAATATAATCCACCAAAGTCGAGGAGTGCCATAGTGTTTTCTAGAAAGTTCATAAACAGAACGAAAATCATAAGCAACGTCATATGAATATAACGAAGGATCTATCTCACCATCAATGTTTATTGCATTTAACAAATTAAAAAATTCGTAACCTTCTTCAGTTGTATAAACAGAAAAGATGTTTGAGTAGTCGTATGTATTTAAATCTATAGCCATATTAAGAGTTATTAAAAACTGGAATGTTTGAAACTGGATTATTTAGATTGTTTCGTAAATCTGAAATTGTTCTATCATTAAATGCTTTTGCGGCTTTTGGATTAGATATATCTTCGTTCGCAATAGTATCGGACGCTCTATTTAGTGATTCTTTAAAGGATGTTAAATCACTAATAGCTTCTACCTTTCTTCCCTTTTCTAATGCACGCATAATATTACGTGTAGGCATTAATAGTGATGTAAAAGTTATTTCTATTCTATATGCTTCTGGAATTGTTCTAGCAGATCCTCCTAAATCCATTATTCTTGTATTTCCAAGATTTGTAATGGTTAATGCTGATATATAACATGCAGGAAATTGAACAACATCAGGAATAAATAGATTGTATATTACTGGTGGATCAACAATTGCAAAATTTCTTCTTGAAGGAGTATTTTGATAAGATAATAAATGACAGAAGCGACGATTACGATATACATCTTCTACAGAATCTGTATTAAAAAGATCAAATGTCACTTCAATTGTTTCTAATGAAGTACCTGTCCAAGACTGCGGACTTTCAAAATTTATTGCTCCTGGTAAAGAAGTATTTATTAATCCTACACCTGCTCCAGCAACTTCTGCGGATTTTCCAAGTAGTGATAAAATACCTTTACCTCCAAACCCTGCGGCTTGGCTTCCAAATTTTAATAGACTTGCAAAAGGACTCTCTTCTGAACCAAAAGTATTTCCTCTTACCATTTTTTTAGGATTAAAATATGGTAAACGATAACGAAAACCTGTAGGTTCTGCAAAATATTTATAGCGATAAACTTCTTCTGGATCATCAGGTTCAATAACTGTTTTTAAATTTGTAGAATTGACTTTATCAAAAACTCTAGCATAGTAAATAAGAGATGCTATTAATTGACCAGTAGTTTGTTGATATTCAATCAATTCTATATAAGGAACATCTTTACGAGATGATTTAGGAGAAAGTGTCCATGGCATATCAGTAACAACATCTATTAAACCATCGCCACCATCCATTGGTATGTAGAATTTACTATCTGCGTCTGATTTTGTATATTTAACTGTTGATGCCATAAAAGTATTTATCCAACATATTTAGTAGCTCTTTCACGGAAATCTGCAATAGGATCACTACCTCCAATCATTACAGGAGTTTGTTTACCTCCTGTTGAAACAACAGCCTGTACTACACTAGAACTACCTTGAATTGTAGAGTTAGCAATAATTTGTACGCCTTGTGCAAATACAACTGAAAGTTGTTCAAGTTTCTGATTCATTTCTCTAAATGCCAGATCAAAAGGTCCACCATTTTTCGCCATAACAACGTCATCAGATGAAGATGGAACAATTCCTTTATTTTTATTTATTATACCGTCTTCATTTTTTTGCGGGTTATACCGATTTGTAGTACTTTTTTGTTCTGCTAGGGCTGGATTTGGTTGTGTTGGTTGGGGTTCTGGTTTTTTAGTATCTTTATCTAATTCTTTAGATAAGTCTTCTTTTTCTCCAGTCGCCCAATCCCAAATCTTTTTACCCCAACTTAAAGGATTTAACATATCAAGAACATCTTTAAAGAAACTGAATATCGAAGTAACAGTATCCGCCATTTTAGAAGGTATATCTTTTATGAAATTTTTTATTTTAGAAACAGCAGAATTAGGATCTGCTGCTTTTCTATCTAAAAACATATTTAATACATCAAGACCGATAGATATTGCAGTTCCGATACCAGGGAAAAACGAAGCAATACCAGAACCTATACTAACAAGTCCTCCTATTAAGTCACCGCCTTTTATACGATCATATGCATCTTTAAAAGAAATAAGCCCTCCAATAAAAGGAATTTTTTTTGCGATATTTTTAAACATTGTACCAAGAAGTTTAAAAATAGATCCTCCACTTAATTTTGCAATAGAACCTATTACTTTACCTATTCCTCCCCCTGCACCAAACCCCATATTAGAGAAGAATTTCATTATAGCTTTTGGAATTATACTCAATGATGAAAAAACATTTCCTATTTTTGATAATATACCTGTTCCCATAGAAGATGCTCTTGATATAAATTTAGTAGCAAGTTTTAAAGGTGCTACTATCTTAGACATTAGTTTATCACCTATTTCAGAAAATAGTTTTCCTAATGTAGTTGGTATAAAATCTATTACAGGTTTAATAAATTTCAGTAATTTACTAAATCCACCAAAAGAAAATTTATTTAATACACCGACAAATACATTTTTAACACCATAGTATATTCCTTTTGTTAAAAGAACCGCAATTCCTTCATTCTCTTTTCCTAGAATTTCTTTTAAACCAAAAAAGTTAAATGTCTGTTTTAAGAAATATTTAGGAAGTTCAAAAAATAAAACTTTTAATCCTTCGATACTATAATCTATAATCTTTTTTAAGAAAGGTTTTAACATTTCTACAAACCTATCCGTTAAATCTCCCATAATGGCTTTTATATTTTTTCCTATGGGAGTATCTAAGAAACTTGAAAGCATTCCAATTCCTGCAACAAGTGCAATTGTTCCAAGAATACCTTTTAATATCTTTCCTATAAATGAACCTTCCTCTTTATCTTTGGGCTGTGGTCGGTTTATTGTAGTATTTTTGACATTTAATTTACTGAAAATTCTAGACAAAATATCTTCTGCATTTTTACTTATATCAACAAGTCTTACATCAACTATTGTAGGAGTTCCAACAGCAGCTTCAGTTCCTAAAGATCCTATACCACCACTTAAAGATTTATTAATATTTTTCAGACTATCTCTAAAAGTTCTGACTTCTCGTAATGCACCTTTCATTGCAACATCAAAAGCATAAAAACCAGTAATGTTTAGATTATCTCGAAAATTTCTTACGTTTTTCAATGCACCTTCCATTGCGATTTTAAAAGCAGAAAAACCAGTAATATCTAAATTATCTCGAAAATTTCTTACGTTTTTCAATGCACCTTCCATTGCACGATTAAATGCATAAAAATTTGGTAATTTGAAACTTTTAAATTTTTTACCAACATCATTAATATTATCTTTTAATTTTTCGACTAATTTACCATCAATATTAAATGGCGAATTTTTATCATCGAATAGCTTGAAAATCTTATCAGCGATATAGTTTTTACCTGCACCGCTTTTTTTTAAGTATTCGTCAAAAACTGCTATTAAATCTGATGGATTCATCTTACTTCTATTTATAATA